ATGAACGATCCTATGTTTGTCGAAACGCTAATTATTTCCTCATCATTTTTTATCATCGCGATTATTTTGATTGCTTCCGTGCTGCTGCTGGAAAACGGCTGACCGTTAGCCAGCCGCTGTATTTATTGTTTACGGAACGTCACCAGTTCAGGACGGGCGATACGCAGATAGTCCTGGGTATCCATTATCACCGATTTTTCCAGCAGGCCGGCGTTAAAGGCGATTTCATCGAAGCGCTCAAACAGCAGCGGATCGGCGACCAGCGTCAGATCCGGATGAAAGCTGAAGGGGGGAATGGCGCCGAAAACGCAGCCGGTAAGCGCATCCACTTCTGCCGGACTGGCGAGAGAGGCCTTTAGCCCACCGAAATGGCTGGCCAGCAGGCTCAGATCGGCCTGCCGATCGGCGGCAAGGATTGCCAGAATATGTTTCTTAACGCCGTTGCCTTTTACCTTGCAGACCAGTGCTTTTGCACCCTGCCGGAGATCGGTCCCGCGAATTTCACTGACCGCTTCGCATTTCCCAACGGCCTCATGCGCCACCACGCGAAAGCGCGCCTCCTGCTCGGTTAATAAGCTGATTAGCCGCTGATGGGTCGTCGTCCCGGTCACGTCATCAGACATAACGATTTCACCTGTGATTTGCCAATACGTAGCTTGCTACATTAGCACGGGACGGAGAGGGCTGAAAGAAAACAGCCAGCGGGAGCGCTGGCTGTTGGGTCATGCGTTGCTGGTGGATGACTGTTTCTGGAGCAATTCGCTAAATTCTAAGTGACTGAATTTAATTTATAAAACTCTTTCCCCAAAACATCCCCAAAATAATTCCCCAAAACTCCCTGTTTAAATCACAACTTTTTTCCATTCTAGACCACGATCATCTCCATACATTACGCTCATTGCTTCGGTTTTATGCCCTAAAAGAGTTTTGACATCTATACCCTGAGCTTTGTATGTTCTTGATGAAAGCGAGCGCTGTTCATGAAACGGCGGAAGGGCAGTGCAATCCTTAGGCCAGGTAATATTTGCTTTATCTCTTGCCTCCTTAAAATATCTTGATATCGTTTTTTCTGGAACGTGAGATCCCGCTTTACCGTAAGCGTGATGTTTAACATGGTGGATCAGATAAGGGCTTACTACTCTATCGCGACACTTACTAATAACATCAGCCAGAGTCAACCCGATTGCATCGCACCTTAAATTTAAGGGGATAGCTAACTTCATTCCGGTTTTATTTTGGGTAACATGAAGGTGATTATCCCAAATGTCACTAAACTTCATCTCGACTATGTCACCTATCCTTTGCCCGGTTACTAAGGCCAAAAGCATTGAATTTTGAGCGCAAGGCGGCAAAGAGCCTGCGCTTTCAAAAATCAACTTCCATTGTTCAATGCTAAGTCTGCTTCGTTTCACTTTGGCTATTGGATTTTTTACAGCCAAAGCTGGGTTGTAGCCAGGATCAACCTCGCCAGCATGCTGCGCCTCTTTGAACACGTCGTTTAGTACGCTTCTTATCAGTTGGCCCATTCTGTGCTTTCCCTCTGCCTTATATTCATCAATAATTTTTGCAATGAGTCTTGTATCAACATCCTTCAGGCGAAGGTTTGGCACTCTATCTGCGAGAATCTGCGAACATAATCGTCTGGATTTTACAGTAGGGTTTTTTATCTCACCGTCACGCAATCTTTCCATCTGAATTTCGATGTATTTTTTAATCCACTCAGAAACACGTATACCTTGATCCTTTTTCCCTGAGCTCTTCATTGCAATATCAATCAGAGCATAAGATTGCTGAGTTTCTTGTTCTGCGGTTATACGGTTCATCTCGATTGCAGCAGCTTTTGCCGCTTCATCATCTGTTCCGAATCCAATAAATGAACCTGTTACAGGGTGGCGATATTGCCAATAAATTTTTGAAGTACGCTTATCTAACTTACAGTAAAGGTTGGGTATTTTGACATTATGTTTTCTGGGGCGAGCTGCCATTTATTGCTTTCTCCACTAACTGGCGGGCCTTGTCTGATAATGATGACGTAATATCAACACTGCCAACCATGCCAACAAAACGAGCATCTTCATCTATAACCCAGCGTCGACCTTGCTTTAAGGCTGGCGGATAAGTCTGTTTGGTCTTTGCTATTTTGTTTAATGCTGAGTTACTTAATGGATATTTGAATCCATTAGGACCAGATGCCCACTCATGAAGTGTTACTAACTGCCCCATGCGTTTCTCTCCACTTAACCGGCTGCACCCGGTGTTTATTTCTGTAATTTATCCTTCATGCTCTTAACTGTTACCGTAAGCAGATCGATATCAGTAACTTTTCCGTGAACGATTTCAGCTATCCGCTCAACAATAGCGCGGTAGTTTGTTTGTTAGGCTTTACCATAAAGCAGCGATGCCAGAGCAATCTTCATCGCCTCAAGCGCCATCGCCGCATCTTCGTTTACTGCGCCGGGCACAGCATCGCGCTCTTCTTCGAGCTCCGCGATGGTCTTCACTAGCCATTCTTTTAGGGTAGTGCTCATTGGTTAGTCCTTCTTCACTTCTGCTTTGCGTTCAACTTCACGAATGGAGAAAGAGAAGTCATTCAGCAGGATGACAGCAGCCATAATGTTGCTGTGTAGTTGCTCTTCAATGCGGTTCAGCATGATGCGCTGATCGGGATGCATCTCTTCAAACTTCGCGCGTTCAATCTGCCAGAAGTTGGCCGCTTCTAAAGTTTTATTATTAGCCATGTCACTCTCCTTTCCCGGCTGCGGCGAACAGCACTTTGTTGTAATTGTTCTGACAGTCGATATAGCCCTTCGCATACTCCTCAGTGGCACCGTAATGGCAAATCTGGAACTCTGAGAACTGCTTTACGCCACTCGCTAACGCCTGCATTTCAGCAATCCGCTTCTCTGCGGCTTCCTTCTCGACACGCAACCGACCAACCGTAAGCATCAAGCCTTCATTTTCTGCATCACGGTCTTTGGCGTATTTATGCATAGCTTCCAGCTCATCCAGCAGCGCCAGAATGTCGTCATCTCCATGTTTTTCGGCGGCTTTACGTAATGCGCGTTTGAAGATTCTTACATTGTTTCTACAAGTCGTTCGCTTGTTGAGCGAATCGAGGGCTTTAACCCCACCATTAAAGGCTGATTTTTGTTATCTCGCCGCCCTGGATGTGGGCGGCTTCAAGCGATCCGTCACTGGATGAATGCAACGGCACGCTGACGGCCTGCAAACTTCGGTTCGGTGAAAGGAACGAACTCTCGTTTGGTGGGTTCCCGGGTACGTCGCTGATCAGGAGCTGATATGCGTCAGAAAACAATTGATGCGATTATGGCGCATGCTGCCGCTGAATATCCTCGTGAGTGCTGTGGTGTGGTGGCGCAGAAAAGCCGCGTTGAACGTTATTTTCCTTGCCGGAATCTTGCCGCGGCGCCGGAGGACAATTTTGTCCTTTGCCCCGAAGATTACGCAGCCGCTGAGGACTGGGGTACGGTGATCGCTATCGTTCACAGCCACCCTGACGCCACTACACAGCCGAGCGAACTGGATAAAGCGCAATGCGACGCAACGCTTTTACCCTGGCATATCGTGAGCTGGCCCGAGGGGGATTTACGCACCATCCAGCCGCGCGGAGAGCTGCCGTTGCTGGAGCGTCCTTTTGTGCTTGGTCACTTTGACTGCTGGGGGCTGGTAATGAGCTATTTCCGGCAAACGCATGGTATCGAACTCCACGATTACCGGGTTGATTATCCCTGGTGGGAAAAAGACTATCCGGACAACTTCTATCAGGATTGCTGGTACGAGTGCGGATTCCGTGAATTCGACGGGCCGCCGAAACCTGGCGATATGGTGATCATGCAGGTGCAGGCTGATAAGTGGAACCACGCGGGTATACTGCTGGAGGGCAATATGCTGCTGCACCACCTGTACGGTCACCTGAGTCAGCGAGTACCATATGGCGGTTACTGGCAGGAACGAACGATGAAGATTCTACGTTACAAATCTCTGTGCTAACCTTTTGTAAAACCAAAGGGGATAGGGATATGAAAAAAGCATTTTTGGCACTTTCTTTGTTAGTCATGTCTGGATGTTCGAGCATGCAGGATCTTCGGAATGAGCCAGCGTCAAATACTTTTCAATCAAGGAAAAAAATTGATGCGGTATCTGAATGTATACTTGTTGGCTGGCAAGAAGAAAGCCAAAAATACGGAAGCGTTTTTATTCAGCCTTATGACGGTGGCAAAACTGTTTTTACACAATCTCAACTTGAGATGGTTGATTTAATATCTGAAGGTGGAATTACCAAGATAGAATTTCGACATCAAGGTGGCCTTTTTGCTTATCGAATCAACAGCCGGATAAAAGTAATAGAACACTGTATCTAACCAATACTTAACCCGCTTCGGCGGGTTTTTTTATGGTGAGAATATGAAAGAAGTAATGACAACAATTCAGCTCGGCGGAGTATTAGGAAAGACCTTCGGTAAAACACATAAGCGACTGATATCCCGTACTGGTGAAGCAGCTATTGCTTTAAGTAAAACATTACCCGGTTTCGAAAGCTTCATGATCAGCAGTAAGCGTCGTGGATTAACTTTCGCAGTATTTAAAGGAAAAAGGAATATTGCCGCCGATGAGATGGGTTTTCCGTGTGAAGGCGACGTAGTAAGGATCATGCCAGTTGTTATCGGTAGTAAGCGAGCTGGTCTTTTTCAGACCATATTAGGAGCAGTTTTAATAGCCGCGGCTGTCTTTGTTTCTGGTGGTGTTGGCGCTGCTTTCGCTGCTGGTGGCTTGACGGGGTTTGCTGCTGCCACTGGTGCCTCGTTGGTCCTCGGTGGGGTTATTCAGCTGCTTTCACCGCAGCCATCAGGCATAGCCAGTAAACAAAGCGCAGATAACCGTGCATCGTATGCGTTTGGCGGGGTGACAAATACCGCCGCACAGGGTTACCCGGTTCCGCTCCTGTACGGCCGCCGGAGAATCGGCGGGGCAATTATTTCTGCCGGAATTTATGTCGAAGATCAGCAGTAGTTAACAAACCTTTTTACAAGCCACCTTCGGGTGGCTTTTTTTATGGGCGCGATATGGTGAATAAAATTACCGGACGAAAAGGGGGAAGCTCCAGTTCCCGAACTCCTACCGAACAGCCTGATGATCTGCAATCTGTAGCGAAGGCAAAGATCCTCGTTGCGCTTGGGGAAGGGGAGTTTGCTGGACAGCTCACCGGGAAGGATATCTACCTGGACGGAACGGCGCTTGAGAACGCCGACGGCTCCCAAAACTTCAGCGGCGTTACATGGGAATTTCGCTCGGGTACTCAGGCCCAGAAGTACATTCAGGGCATCCCCGGTACCGAAAACGAAATCAGCGTGGGAACCGAGATAACGAGCGCTACAGCGTGGACACGAACCTTCACCAATACACAGCTTTCGGCGGTTCGTTTACGCCTGAAATGGCCTTCGCTTTTCAAGCAGGAGGACGATGGCGATCTGGTTGGTTACTCGGTTAATTATGCGATTGACTTGCAGACGGACGGCGGGACATGGCAGACAGTCCTTAATACCAGCGTGACCGGGAAAACGACCTCAGGTTACGAGCGTAGCCACCGTATTGATTTACCTCAGGCTGGCCGTACCTGGACAATCAGACTGCGCAAAATTACCGCTGACGCCAACAGTGCGAAGATCGGCGACACGATGACGCTACAGAGCTTCACTGAGGTGATTGATGCGAAATTGCGATACCCGAACACCGCGCTGCTGTACATCGAATTCGACTCCAGCCAGTTTAATGGCTCTATCCCTCAGATCTCCTGTGAACCACGTGGCCGCGTTATTCGCGTTCCTGATACTTACGACCCTGAAACCCGATCATACAGTGGTACATGGACCGGGGCTTTTAAGTGGGCATGGACGGATAACCCTGCGTGGATTTTTTACGATCTGGTTGTTTCTGAACGGTTCGGCCTCGGTCACCGTTTGACTGCCGCAAACATCGATAAGTGGACACTTTATCAGGTCGCCCAGTATTGCGATCAAATGGTACCAGACGGTAAAGGAGGTAATGGAACCGAACCACGGTATATCTGCAATGTGTACATTCAGGACCGGAATGAGGCTTACACAGTCCTGCGTGATTTTGCTGCTATTTTCCGTGGCATGACCTACTGGGGCGGCGATCAGATTGTTGCCCTGGCAGACATGCCGCGCGATGTGGATTACAGCTACACGCGCGCTAACGTTGTTGGCGGTCGCTTCACCTATTCAAGCAGCACCACGAAAACCCGCTACACTACAGCGCTGGTTTCATGGTCCGATCCCGGTAACGCCTACGCTGACGCGATGGAACCTGTATTCGAGCAGGCGCTGGTGGCGCGGTACGGCTTCAATCAGCTGGAAATGACAGCCATCGGTTGTACCAGGCAGTCAGAAGCGAACCGAAAGGGGCGCTGGGGTATTCTCACCAACAACAAGGATCGCGTTGTATCGTTTGATGTCGGGCTGGACGGAAACATACCCCAGCCTGGCTATATCATCGCTGTGGCAGACGAGCTGCTTTCCGGAAAGGTTATGGGCGGCCGCATCAGCGCCGTTAACGGTCGCATTATCAAACTTGACCGTGTAGCTGATGCAGCAGCAGGTGATCGCCTTATCCTCAACCTTCCCTCCGGAGCGTCACAGAGCAGGACCATTCAGGCGGTTAACGGAGATTCGGTCACAGTCACCACCGCGTACAGTGAGACGCCTCAGGCCGAAGCTGTCTGGGTGGTTGAGTCAAACGAACTCTACGCGCAGCAGTATCGTGTTGTGAGCGTCGCTGATAACGATGATGGTACTTTCACCATTACCGGTGCATGGCACGATCCGGATAAATATGCCCGAATCGATACCGGAGCCATCATTGACCAGCGGCCGGTGAGCGTGATCCCGCCGGGTAATCAGTCACCGCCAGAAAACATCGTAATCAGTTCGTTTTCGGTGGTGCAGCAGAATATCAGCGTCGAAACCATGCGCGTGAGCTGGGACCAGGCGCAGAACGCTATCGCCTATGAAGCGCAATGGCGCCGCAACGACGGAAACTGGGTTAACGTGCCGCGCAGCTCCACCACGTCATTCGACGTGCCGGGGATATATGCCGGGCGCTATCTGGTACGTGTACGCGCCATCAATGCCGCAGAAATTTCTTCCGGGTGGGGCTATTCGGAAGAGAAAACGCTGACGGGTAAAGTGGGCAATCCGCCGAAACCGGTCGGCTTCATCGCTTCCGATAATGTGGTATTCGGTATCGAGCTGAGCTGGGGATTCCCGGCGAACACCGACGACACGCTGAAGACGGAAATTCAGTACAGCCTGACCGGTACCGAAGACGATGCGATGCTGCTGGCAGATGTACCCTATCCGCAGCGCAAGTATCAGCAGATGGGCCTTAAGGCAGGGCAAATTTTCTGGTACCGCGCGCAGCTGGTGGACCGCAGCGGAAACGAATCAGGGTATACAGACTTTGTGCGCGGACAGGCCAGCATTGATGTATCCGATATCACCGATGCCATTCTGGAGGACATGAAAGGCTCCGATACGTTCAAAGACTTGATCGAGAACGCGGTGGACAGCAGCGGAAAACTGGCAGAACTGGCTGATGCAATCAAAGAGAACGCGGACGGCCTTGCTGCTGCGGTTGGCTCGAACAAGCAGACCGCTGAAGCAATCATCGGAAACGCGCTGGCTATTGCCGATGTTGTCGTGCGCCAGACAGCCCAACAGGGCGCTAACTCTGCGACATTCGAACAGCTCCGGGAGGTGATCGCTACTGAAACGGAGGCGCGCGTAACGGATGTTACCCGTCTTGAGGCAAAAACTGCGCAGAACGAGGCGGGAGTTACCGAGGTAAGGCAGGCTCTGTCAGATGAAGCTCAGGCAAGGGCTACTGCTGTTGATCAGCTCACTGCGAGCACTCAGGTCATTTCTGATAAAGCTGATTCGGCTTCGAGTAAAGCTGACGCTGCATCAGGTAAGGCAGATGCGGCTGAACAAGCCAGCTCACAAAACACTGCTGATATCACCACGTTGCGACAGGTTGTCACAGACACGACTTCATCAATGGCATCCCGCCTGGAGGAGCTGGGAGCAAGAACCGATACTGCCAGCGGCGGCATCCAGAATAACGCTATCGCGCTAATAACGAGTACGCTGGCGCAGGTTGATCAGCGGGTGAGACTCAGTGCGCAGTACGGTGACAGCAAGGCCGGCATCGATCGTATTGATAACGTCATGGCAAGCGACAGGGAGGCAACAGCACGTTCGCTGCTAAGTTTGCAGACTGACGTGAACGGCAACAAGGCATCCATCAACAGCCTGAATCAGACGTTCTCCGATTACCAGCAGGCCACCGCGACGCAGATAAACGGCATCACGGCGACCATCAACGGGCACACTTCAGCGATCACCACCAACGCGCAGGCCATTGCGAACGTCAACGGCGACCTGAAGGCGATGTACAGCATCAAGGTCGGGTTATCCAGCAATGGTCAGCTTTACGCGGCAGGGATGGGGATCGGCGTGGAGAATACGCCGTCCGGCATGCAGTCGCAGGTTATCTTCCTGGCTGACCGCTTCGCCGTTACTCACCAGGCCGGAGCGACCGTTACGCTTCCGTTCGTTATTCAGAACGGGCAGGTGTTCATCAGAGATGCGCTGATAGGTGAGGGCACCATCAGCAACGCCAAGATCGGCAACTACATCCAGTCCAATAACTATGTCGCTGGCTCAGTCGGATGGAGGCTGGATAAGGGAGGTACGTTTGAGAACTACGGTTCGACAGCTGGTGAGGGAGCCATGAAGCAGACTAATCAAACGATCAGTGTCAAGGATGCCAACAATGTGTTGAGGGTGCAGATCGGGAGAATCAAGGGAACATGGTAACGGGAGGCCTCTTACGGGGCCTCTTTTTTTTTCAGGAGGACTGGATGGCGGAATATGGGGTTCAGACATGGGACGCCTCAGGCAATGTAAATAACTATGGCGTTAAGCCTGTCAGCGTTTGTGGCTATCTCCAGCTGGCCCAGAACCAGAAAACAGGCTCTTACACCGTAGCGCTTCCACCGGGTTGCAGGCTGACCTGTTTTCAGGTCATGAACGGCGATCAGTTTGGTACGAGTCGGAGGAAGATCACCATTTCAGGGGGAACCGCAACAGTGTCAGCAGCAGGCGATACCGACTACTCAGCAGGGACTGAGCCTGCGGCAGCGGCTTATCTCATTTTCCAGATCGAGAGGGCATAAATGGCGGAGTATGGCGTTTTACTGACGACGACCAGCGGGGAAGTATGGGTGACCGCGAACAGCTCGCCAATCGCTCTACAGGAACGAAAGACAGCGGCACTTCAGGGAACATCGGGGTTTAATACCAGAGTGACGCACACATTCCCCGCAGGTCAGCCTGTTGTCGCCTTCGTTCATTGCACGGTAGAGGTCGAAATCACTCAGACGATAAGCGGGAACACCATCACGATTGATTTTCTCAGACCGAATGCAACCGGCACAGCGTACGTTTATTTTTTCTCTATTTTCCCGCAGACAAAACCAGACTACGGGCTGGCTGTGTGGGATGCATCAGGGACGCTGATTTTAACAAACGAAACGCGCACGCTGAGCGATGTTGTCACCCTCGGTACCGCCGGGGTGAATGCCAGCTCAGGATACAACATCAATACAACTCTGGCGGGGAAGTGGGCCTGTATGCCTGCCATGCTGGGGTTAATTACCGGGGTTATATCGGCTGGCGGTCAGCCGCAGCCCTACTCGGCCATATACAAGAGCATGGCAAAACTTGAGGGAAGCAATACGCGGATATTCGCCAGGCCGCAGACAACCCCCGGCGGCAACCTTCAGAACGTTACGTATTCGAATCTGAGGAACGTGATTATGGCCATTAACTGCGCCAATTATGATTGATCGTTTTGAACGATCAATTTCGAATAATTGATCTACCAAATCAATTATATCCCGTTGATTCATATTGTTATTGTGTAGTTTCATGAATGCCCTGGGATATAACCCCTATGAAAAATATGATTCTTTGCCTGGCGGTAGCGGTATTGCTCTCCGGTTGCGCTGGCGTTATTGAGAAGCAGCAACCCGTATGCACCGGAACAGCCCTGGTCGGCGGACAGGAAAGCAGCGTCCAGATCTACGGAGTCCGTAAACAAAACAATCAGACGCAGTACCGAGCTGGTTATCCCTTTAACTGGTCATGGGTGAGCGCCAACACGTTCACCAGCACCACCTGCCACTAACCCATTCAGTTTTGAACAAACCCCGCTCCGGCGGGGTTTTTTATTGCCTGGAGAAAACATGATTTATACTACTGGCACTATCGCCATCAGCGGAAACACCCTTACAGGTACCGGCACAAACTTCACTGCTGCTGGATCTCTTATTCGTAACGGATGTACCGTTATTGCAATGACCAGCCCTGTGCAGGTATTTCAGATTACCACCATTGGCAGCGCAACAAGTCTCACCGTAACGCCAGCGGCTAACCCAGCAGTTCCCGCCGGAACCCGATTTGCCATTCTTCTGAGTGACAGTCTGAGCGTGGATGGTCTGGCGCAGGATATCGCTGAAACCTTCACGATGTACCAGCGCTACATGAGCGGGTTCGCTGATGTAATGAACGGGACATCTGATGTCACCATAACTATCAATGGCATTGCCGTTACCGTACCGGGTCAAAAATCGCTGGCGAAGAAAGGTGCAAACAAAGACATTACCAGCCTGAGCGGATTAACAACTGCTCTCAGCATCGATCAGGGCGGTACGGGAGCGAAAACAGCTAATGACGCACTTACAGCACTTGGTGCTCTTAGTCTTAGCGGTGGTACGTTAACAAATGCCCTGAATATCGCCGGTATTGCTGGTAACCCTTACGCTTTCACCGTTGAAGGACTTTCAACTGTTGGTAGTGTATGGGCTCATACAGTGATGGTTAACGGTACTCCTCGCTTCAGGGCAGGTGTTGCAGGCATTGGTGGTGCCGTCTCTTACCAAATCGCAGGAAGAAATAATGGCACCGATGCATTCTCAACAATGCTGTCTGTGAAGCCAGGCTCAGTTGTTTACACTTCTGAAAATACCACTAAAGCCTCCGATGGCACGCTGAAAGCAGCTTCGCCGGTGGCCAGAATCGTGAAATCTCAGAACGAGAATCAGCGTACCGATATTGATGAAAATGATTTTATCTGGTGCGGCTGCGGTACGGCTAACGCAGAGGCGGAGGGAGTAATCATTTCTCGGATCGGCACAGGGGTTTACGAACTCACTGGTTCGGCTGGCCTGGCGTCTGAGGGATGGCAGTTACTGCCTCCAATGGATCCAGGCGGCATGGGAGAGCTTGGGATTGTTGAAGCAGAGCAGACAGAAAGCGGTGGGCTGACTATCCGCCTGTTCAAGCGAAAGTACATACTGGGCGATGACGCAGAGATCGTCAAAACGAAAGGAGAACCGGTGGACGTGCCGGTGAACAGTTGGATCGATGTTCGCCTGGATATGCCAGATGATTCTGCCTTTAATCAGCGGATGAATCAGGAACTTCAGCCATAGCCACACGCTGATTCCAGATACTGTTTAGCGGCATCTCTACACGGACACTGACAAACTGATCGGCCGGAATATCGGCCGGTTCGCCATCCACTAAACCTTCCCGTGAGTTCCTCGCAAATATCGGTGCTCCCGAATATTCCCGGTGGAATGTTTTCACGAGCACTGACCCGTCGGCATTTACCTCGTAGTCAAGCCAGATTAGGGCCTGCCCATTGCGATCTTTAGGGATATCGAATCCCCCGTCAATCCCACCCCACGCCGCATCTGAGTTCATACCCATGCAGCCCTCGATCAGATACTCTCCGGCTTTCATGCGAGTTACGGTACAGCCCTCTGAATCATTATTAGTTTCAAACGAACCGTCTGCAAACAGCTTAACTACTGGGGAGGCTGCTTTTAACGTGCCGTCGCTGGCTTTGGTCGTATTACCCGTTGAATATAATTTGACAGGTGAAAGCCACGTACCGCCTGCCTGTTTACGAATTGTGATATTTGCGGCTGACTGAGCTGACATTGCTTCATCGACCAGCATAAATCCGTAATTCGCACTATCTCCTCCTGAGGCCGCATTAGAACCGTTCCGATGGCGAACAGAAATATAGCTCCGCCATACATTATCATCAGTTATTCGGGCAGAACCTATTGTGGAAGGGTTGGTTGAAATATCATTAAACCAGCCAGTAGAAGATAAGGTTCCATCGATGTTGACACCAATTGCGGCCCCCCTGTTGCTACCCGTACCTCCCAGTGACACAGGCACGTAACCGTTGCTGTCTACCAAACCGACGTTTTATAGATTGCCCTGCGGCATCCATGCCGATAACTTCACCTGATTTTTTTGCAGAAAATATTGGGTGAAAAATATGCAAATTGGCTACGTTAGGGTGTCAACAAATGACCAAAACACAGATCTTCAGCGACAAGCTCTCGAACGAGCAGGATGTGAACAGGTTTTTGAGGAAAAAATGAGCGGGACGGTAGCGAACCGGCCAGCGCTTAAAAAGCTTCTGCGAACGCTGAATGAGGGCGATACGCTGGTAGTGTGGAAGCTGGATCGCCTCGGGCGAAGCATGCGGAACCTGGTACTGCTGGTGGACGAACTCCGGCAGCGCGGCATCCACTTCAAAAGCCTTACGGACAGCATCGACACTTCCAGCCCAATGGGGCGTTTAATATTCCATATCATGTCAGCCCTGGCCGAGATGGAGAGGGAGTTAATCGTAGAGCGTACCCGGGCAGGACTGGCGGCAGCGCGTGAGAAAGGGCGCGTAGGTGGTAGGCGCTCGAAGTTAACCCCAGAGCAATGGGCGCAGGCGGGGCGTCTGATTGTAAACGGCGTGGACAGGAAGCAGGTAGCGATTATCTATGATGTGGCCGTATGTACTTTGTATAAGAAATTCCCAGCCCTCAAGGGAATCAGCGAAACGTAAATGATTATAGATCATCAGGATTATTAGATGTGCAGATCCCAACTTTAACCAGACAGAATATCATCAATGCCAGAACTATTACGACGATAGTAGAGATTATGAGCGTTATCATAAATGACCTTTATATGATTTTATTTTTTAGACTGTGTGAATCAAAAAATGTTCCAAACAGTTAAAAATATGTGACTTAAGTTAGGATGCTATTGAATGCCGTACTACATAGAATGTAATGAGTGCGGCGGCTGGCTATCCCGCATCAAACTAGCTTACTTAGGTTAGTATGATCGGCTGGACAAAATTCATAATGAGCAATTACCCGAGGGATGAAAACATACATACAAAATTGAGAGTCCTTAAATATCAGCGAATTCGCAAAAGTCTGGCCATATCCTTGAAGCTACCTCACCATTTATTTCATTTTTTACCTTTGAGTCTGGGCACAAATGTAAGGGTTTTTTCTTCTGGTGATATCATCAAAAAAATGACCATAGGCGTAGGCTCTAAATTTTTAATCCTACGAAGAATGCCATAAAGTCGCTGTTTTAACTTGGCTGCGCCGTCTTTTTCAGACTCCCAATCTAAAACCATTTGTTTTTCAATTCCGATGTAGGTGTTTTGAGGAAATCTCACTCCACTACCAGATTTTTCCATATACTGACGACTATGTAAGAAATCTACAATCAAGGAGTTATCCATTTGATTGAAGGGCTTGCTTTCGAACATTAGCAACACCGTATAACTTATGATTTTCATAGAAATCTCATGGGTAGGTTCAGACCATGTGAACGGTATGTTAGTTAAAAAAGCGACAATGTGTATTGTTTAACATTAAAGAAATGTATCGTCTGCTATATAAAAAAAAGCCTACACCAGGTAGGCAATGCTGATGATTTCTAATTATTTTTATAATGCTTCTTGTTCAATATCTTCCGCGATGTTGGTAAAAAACACCGAAGCTTATAGATACTTTCGTGCCGCATCAAAAATTTCCTGAGAGGTTAGCTCTCGATCTGATGCAACATAGACAACTTCATGGTCCCCTGTTAAAGAGGGGAAACCGGCTGACATTATCTGAAGATTGATCTCTTCTCCACCAGGGTACTGTTCGAGTATTGATGTTACGCCTTTAAGCACAGTGACAACCTTACTTGGTTTACCATTAAAGAAAATGATTACTTTTTTCATATATCACCATGTATTCAAACAATTTTTAGCGGTCGTGGCTGTTCGGTAAGTGTTGCTTTTTTCTATGTATTGTTTGTTTTTCGAAATTAAAACAAGCAATATTCTGCCTTAGCGTGTACTGTAGTAGCCCATTTGAACTGGAGAAGCCTGTGTCTGCACGTAAAAACAATCAATTCCGCCGAAATTATTTAGTCAAATGCCTTTATCCAAACTGCTCAAAATATTCGGAGCATAGTTACAATCGTGTACAAAAGGGATCTCAATTAGTATGCCCTTACTGTAATGCTTTGTTCAAAGCCCCTGAACGTTACTAAAAAAACTCATACAATAAATAAGAAGTGATGCTTTTGGAGGCTGCCTAACCTCTTACGCACTTTAATATTTTATAAGCAGTTAGCTTCTGCTTTGAGACTATTCATGCAGCAGTCCTGCATTTCATCACATCGGTCAGCAAACTTGACGGTTCTGAAAATATGCTGGCCTGTTGTAATGATACTCGCAAACGATAAATGACTCTTCTTGTTTTTTAATTCGTATAAGCTTAAACGGCCCTTGAGGGGGTTATTTATCGCAGAGCGTAACATTTGCAGCTGTCGGACCTTTAGTACCGGCAATGATAACAAATTTCACTTTTTGTCCTTCAAAAAGAGTTTTGAATGTCTCTCCCTGTAGTGAAGAAGAGTGAACAAGAATATCTTTACTTCCATCGAGTGGGGAGATAAAACCAAAACCTTTATCTTCGTTAAACCACTTAACAAGACCTATCATTTTTGAAGACATAAAAACTCCCCTTGAACACTTAAGAAGTTACAACTTCATGAAAAGAAACGCATAATGGCATACGTATGGACTCAAGATGAGGGGTATCAGAGATAGCACCTGGTTATGAGGATTACTTAGAAAAAGTCAGATTCACATTGCATCGAACTAACCAGATCATTAAGGCACGTGTTAAACTATTTAGCAAATTTTATTTTAGCCATCTGGGAGGCTATGAAAATTAGATTAGCTAATCCAAATTTTTCCTGTATAGTCAAATTGGATTTCACGAAAGGAAATTATTTGACTCGTAAAATGACAGGCGTTGTCAAAAGTTTTGACTGCAAGAGTGGGAAGGGGTTCATTATACCATCGGATAGGCGTAAAGATGTTTTCTTACACATCTCTGCATTAAACAATAGCGAAAGCCAAACGTTAAGTCCTGGTGTTCGTGTTGAGTTCTATCGTATAAATGGACTCAGTGGTCCAATGGCGGCAAACATATTTCTTTCTTAAAAATATGCTATTGTGAGACTAGCTAAAAAGTGCAGGTCTAACTGATATTAGATTTGATTGTTATATGCTCTATCAAATTCCTCCCTTGGTTTTTTACATTTCCAACTGTACGCGTTACCGCATGCCAGTTGAACTTATCGGTGGGCACTGCACCGTCTGAAGCTATCTCTAACGCTTTATTCCCTGCAGCGTCCAGCCGCATCCACTCTCTTGCAGCTTCCGGCGACAAAACTAGTGGCCGGCGGTCGTGAATGTCGACCAGACCTTTGTCCGCTGCCGATGTCACGATGAGAAAACCTTCTGCTTCATCACCGCGTTCGAATGGCGTGCTTCCGATCGCCGCCATGAATACGGGCTGCCCGTCTACCCGGTGAATGAAGTAGGGCTGTTTCTTGTCGCCTTCATTCTTCCATTCAAACCAGCCATCTGCAAAGCAGATCGCCCGGCCATGCTGCCATAGCGGTTTAAACATTCTGCTTGTGTCCGCCGTCTCTACGCGCGCGTTAATCAGTGGCTGCTTATCCCACCACCCGGGCGCGTAGCCCCAGAACACCGGATCGAGATGCAGTTGCTCGTCTCGTTCGCTCAGCAGCAGAACTTTGGTTCCTGGTGCAACGTTGTACCGGCCAATAGGTTCCGGGTCATAGGCAATGTCACGATCGGCTTCGTCGGCCAGGTAAGCCAGATATTCTTCACGGGTTTGTGCTTGTACAAAACGTCCACACATAGAAACCTCCAGTCAGTCAGACTGAAAGTATAGGGCAGGGAGAAAAAGAGGTACGTACTGAGTAAAGTTAGGGGCAAATTTAGGGGCAAAAATGCGGAATAGAGGCAAAAAAAGGGCACTGAAAATGTAGATCTGGGTAGCTTTAGGGAGAAGTTATTATGCTATAACTAATTGAATAAGCGGAGAAAATAAATGATATCAATGAGTTGGGAAAATCAGCGTAGCTTATTCAGGTTAATCTCTTGATTTTGTTGCATCTATTCGTTACTCAGATCTCAAATGGGGCACAGGGTGAGGAAAACGATTTCAAAGCGTCAGCTTCGTGTTCATCTCTTCTATCCATGTAGCATAGATTTCATACACCATCTGCGCATTTACGTGCCCCATCTGGTTAGCGATAAAAGACGGGTTTGCGGCTACCGGTAAAAACCAGCATGCGAAAGTGTGTCGTGTATGGTACGGATTGCAGCGCCGAATGCCAGCACGATTTACAAATGAGCCCCACAGGAGAAGTTTGGTTAAGACTGAAGGGTTGTCTACACTTACAGCTTACGCAGTAAAAACGGAGGTGAAAATGACTGACCGTCCCGTTCATGGTGACCATCCTGATTATAATCCCAGCCCGGATAACCCGGAAAAGGATGGAAGAAAACCGAAAGATGATCCTGGCTCAGCGCCTGAATCAGGCGATAAAGATCCAGAGTAATGACCAACCGCCTTTACGAAGGCGGTTTTAACACCCATTACGGCCTCTCTACGCGCACCGCTATTCACGTTATCCTCATCAACGTCGTCTGATAACCGCTCAGAATCCATCCCTTTTTTGCCGGATGATCGGGTGAGATAAAGCACGGATCTCATTCCCGCGTACCAGCGCGTTTTACAGTTCTCCTGCTACGCTTTTGTGGGGGACAAGGGAGCGCTTCTATGAAAAATAAAGACGAGCAGACAGGATTAGTTGGGCTGGCGATTGGTGCCGCCGTTATCGGGCTGGTTTCATCCCAGAAGATCATCAACCGTGAAAGTATTGTCGATGAACTGGTAAGGCTCGGCAGGCAGAAGGGGGATGGTGTCGAAGATGAGGTCTTTTTAAAAGCGGCTGAGTTAGTGAGAAAAGGGGTATAA